ATGGAGCCTTTCTTTCCTACCAGATTAGATGATTATTGTAAATACTTTCGTGTGTCTATTTTTGATGTCTCTTTACAATGTATATTTTGTGGCTTTATACTTGACACTCAACAGCTTGCTGATTTTTACAGAAAGGGTCTTAGCCTGGTTTGGAGAAGTAATTTGTGTTTTGCTTGCTGTCGCCAGTGTTGTCGCGTATCGGCACGGTTTGAGTTTGAGCAGTATCTCAGATGCTCTGTTTCATCTGTAATGATTCAGGATGTTTTGAACAAACCTTTGAAAGATATTTTAATTCGTTGCTATGGTTGCATGGCAATGTTAGATCTTGTTGAAAAGTATGACACTGTTTGCAGAAACGAGCACTTCTATTTAGTGCGCAACGGCTGGAAAGGTTTGTGTAGACAGTGTACTCCAAAATGAGAGGTGAAAAACCTACTTTGCGTGATATCAATGTAGATTTACAGGAGTTAGTGCTGCCGGTACCCTTGCTTGCTGAAGAATCATTATCTCCTGATGCTGATCCTGAAGAGGAGGAGCAACAACCTTATACAATAGACACCTGTTGTCACACTTGTAAAGCAGGTGTAAGATTATCAATTGTAGCTACAGCTACTGCTGTTCGTACTCTTCAAGTGTTGCTGTTTGCAGAACTTGGTATAAATTGTACAGCTTGCTCCAAACGTCTCTATCGCCATGGCAGATCTTAAAGGTACTGATTCTTTAAACTCTATAAATTCTAGTGCTGAGTGGTATGTTGTGACTGAAGCTGAATGCGTAGATTTTAATTCTCTGGAAAATCTGTTTGAAGACAGTACAGACGGTTCATGTATCTCTCAGCTGATTGATGATGCCGATGAACTGGACCAGGGAAATTCCCTGGCACTGTTCAACCAGCAGGTTACAGAAGACTGCAACGCTGCAGTCTCTAATCTAAAACGAAAGTATCTAAAAAGTCCTGAGCAGATAATTGAACAGCTGAGTCCCAGACTCGAAGCTGTTAAAATATCTGGTGAAGGAAAGAGCAAAAGACGATTAAACTTTCAGGACAGTGGAATAGAGGAAGATGAAGCTGCAAGTACTTCTCAGGTAGTCGCTATAGAAACATCTGTGGTGGAAAAGCCTAATGGCGCCGATACAACTGTTGAACTGTTACGGTGTAGTAATCGAAGGGCAACAGCACTTGCAAAATTTAAAGAACTATTTGCTGTTAGTTACACAGATCTTACAAGACTGTATAAAAGTAACAAAACATGTTCACAGAATTGGGTTATTGTGGTGTTTAATGTTACAGAAAATGTACAAAACAGTTCTAAAATAAGTTTACAACAGCATTCTGAATTTTTCTTGCTTATATCTGTTGGTATCTATGCATTATATTTGATTACATTTAAAAGTGCAAAGAGTAGAGAAACAGTGCAAAAATTGTTTTGTGTATTACTGAACATTGAAGACTATCAAATGCTATGTGACCCACCAATATTAAGAAGCGCTGCAGTGGCTATGTATTTTTATAAACGTTCAATGTCTAATGTAGCATATAAATATGGTGAGTTTCCATCATGGTTGGCTAACCTAATACTGTTAGATCATCGAACAGCTTCAGCAGATAATTTTGATTTATCAAAAATGATACAATGGGCATTTGACAATGACATTACAGATGATGCAGCTGTGGCATATAATTATGCTTTAGCTGCAGATGAAGATGCTAATGCTGCTGCGTTTTTGCAAAGTAATAATCAAGCAAAGTATGTAAGAGATTGTGTTATTATGGTTAAACATTATAAAAAATATGAAATGAGACAAATGTCAATGTCAGATTGGATATTCAAGTGTTGTGATGAATGTGGTGAACAGGGAACATGGAGAACTATTGCCCAATTATTAAAATATCAAAATGTTAACTTTATTGAATTTCTTACAGTGTTTAAACCGTTTTTGCATGGTGTACCTAAAAAACAATGTTTGGTAATTTGGGGACCACCAGATACTGGAAAGTCATTGTTTTGCTATTCACTTATACAGTTTTTAAAAGGTCGAGTAATTTCATTTATGAATAGTAGAAGTCACTTTTGGCTATCGCCTTTAACAGAGGGTAAAATTGGATTAGTAGATGATGCAACATATCAATGCTGGTTATATTTTGACATTAATTTAAGGAATGGGTTAGATGGTAATCCAGTAAGTGTTGATAGTAAACACAAAAATCCTACACAAATGAGACTACCCCCTCTATTAGTTACAACAAACCTGAATGTAATGGAGGATGAAACATTGGTGTATTTGCGTAGTAGATTGAAATGTATTAAATTTCCAAATAAATTACCTGTCACTGAAAATGGTGATTTGACATTTGAAATAACCAATGATACTTGGGCATGTTTTTTTAGAAAATTTGAATCACATTTAGACTTGAGAAAAGAGGATGGCGAGAATGGAGGAGACGCAAGAAACTCTGACAGAGCGTTTCGATGCACTACAAGATGCAATATTGACAATTTATGAGGAGGGTGCCAAGGACCTTGCCTCCCAAATAAAGTATTGGGAATTTGTTAGAAAAGAACAAGTTTTGTTATATTATGCTAGAAAAAGTGGTTATTCTCGGTTGGGGCTGCAACCTACTCCTACTCCAGCAGTGTCTGAATATAATGCAAAACAAGCTATTAAACTACAGCTGCTTTTAAAATCATTGGCAAAGTCAAAATATGCTAATGAAGAATGGACATTGCAGGAAACCAGTGCTGAACTTATTAATACACAACCAAAAGACTGTTTTAAAAAAAGAGGGTATACAGTAGAGGTATGGTTTGATCATGATAAAGAAAAAGCATTTCCATATACAAACTGGGAGGATATTTACTATCAAGATGAAAATGAAATGTGGCATAAAGTACAGGGACGTGTAGATGAAAATGGTTTATATTTTACAGAAATAAATGGTGATAGAACTTATTTTACCATTTTTGAGCCAGATGCAGAAAAGTATGGAAGCACAGGAGAATGGACAATACATTTTAAAAATACAACAATTGTCTCATCTTCTAGCTACACCAAACGGACCTCAGGGGAACCCACCAAAAGGAAACGGGACGACTCCTCTACAACCTCCAGCAACACCCCGTCCACATCGCAGAGCCTCAGCCCTAGACGACTACAGAGAGAGGCAGTATCCTCGTCTTCGGAAACCTCTCGCCTTCGATCTGGAGGACGAAGAAACCAACAAGGAGAATTATCCACCACAACAAAAAGAAGACGATCAGTTTCCCCTGAGCCAACTGCTGTCCCAACTGCTTCACAAGTTGGAGCACGACATCGATCAACTCAGCGAACGGGTCTTACGCGACTTCAACGACTTCAAGCTGAGGCTTGGGATCCCCCCGTCCTAATTGTTCAAGGTCCTGCAAACTCCCTAAAATGCTGGCGCAATAGGCTTCCTAAAAATAGATTATTATATGAATTTAGCAGCACTGTTTGGAGATGGATAGGTGACAGCCACACACCCTTAGGAAGTAGAATGCTAATTTCCTTTAGTTCTGTTAATCAAAGAAACCACTTTCTACAGGTTATTAAACCTCCAAAACACACGGCTTTTTCTTTAGGCTCCTTCGATAGTTTATAAAATGTATAGATCAAAGCGCGCTAAACGGGACACTGCTGAAAATATATACAGACATTGTAAATTGTCTGGTACATGCCCTCCTGATGTAGAAAATAAAATAGAAAATAATACTCTTGCAGACCGTCTCTTACGTATATTTGGAAGTATTATATACTTAGGTGGGTTGGGATTGGGGTCCGGAAGAGGATCAGGGGTTACCACTGGTATTCGTCCATTACCTGAAAATATACCTTTACCGGAGACTGTACCAGAACCTGATATTATAGATGTACCAGAGGTGGTACAACCCACTGTTAAACCTCGGCCATCTAAACCTAGTACATTTGGTGTCCCTCTAGACACTATCAGTTCTGCTTCCAATATTCCCAAAGTTGTAAGGCCCACGGAACCCGCTATTGTACCTTTAAGTGAGGGCGGGCTTCCTGATCCAGCACTTGTGGATGTTAATGCTGGTACAGGGGAGGGAATTGGGTATGAAATATATACAGATGCAGCGGAAACTCTAGGGGCTACAGGAGGACATCCTGCAGTAACCAGTGGTGAAACAGAAAATATAGCCTTATTAGAAATTACACCTTTAGAGCAGCCTACAACTAGAGTGATCATTGAAACTACCAATGTAGACTCAGGATACACTTTCATAAGGACTTCTGCAGTACCAGATCCGGACTTTAATGTATTTGTGGACACCAGATATAGTGGAACAACCATAGGTGAAACTATAGAGTTACAACCCTTGAATAGGATCAGTGATATAGAAGTATTAGATTCTTTGCAAAGAACTAGCACACCATCACAGTCTGGTCAGGTTACTCTAAGACCCAGAGAACTTTATGGTCGTTTTATAGATCAGGTATCTACACGGAATCCAGATTTTTTAGCACGCCCATCACGTGCTGTTCAATTTGAATTTGAAAATCCCGCGTTTCAGGATGATATAAGTCTAGAGTTTGAGCGGGATCTTAGAGAGTTGGCAGCTGCTCCAGATCCCGCCTTTACTGATATTATCAGGTTGGGTAGGCCTATGTATACTGAAACGCCCAGCGGAAATATACGTGTCAGCAGATTAGGCCTCAGAGGAAAAATTAGTACCAGAAGCGGTACAGTTTTAACTCAAAAGGCCCACTTTTATTATGATTTAAGCCCCATCGCGATATCTGACCCTGATGTGTCTGATGTCATTGCGTTGGAAACATTGGGAGAATCTCCAGATCAATTAACTATAGTAGATGGATTAGGGGGAGGTACATTAATTGATGTTTTTGGTGACTTCAGTGAAGATGCTTTGTTAGACATTCAGGATGATGTGTTTCGTGAAGGACATCTGGAGGTGTTCAACAATGAGGAGGAAGAGTTACAAGTTGTACCTACGTTGGTGGAGAATGTGACAGACAGGTTTTTTGTAGACATACAAGATGCAGGAGTCACAGTGTCATTTCCTACTGTAGACAACACTGGAGATGAAACAACCACAATGACAGATATTGTTACACCTAGTGTTTATTTAGATCCATATGGATCAGATTATTACTTACATCCTTCTTTAATTAAAAAACGTAAACGAAAACGTATCGAAATGTTTTAATATTTTACAGATGGCGCTGTGGCAACAGCAAAGTGGAAAATTGTATCTGCCTCCTGCACAACCTGTGGCTAAAGTATTAAATACTGATGACTACGTGGTTGGGACGAATTTATTTTTTCATGCTGGCTCTGAACGATTGCTAACTGTTGGTCATCCATATTTCCAAATAGATAATCCAGCTGTACCTGGACAGGTATACGTTCCAAAAGTCTCTGGTTCACAATTTAGGGTTTTTAGGCTACAACTTCCAGATCCTAACAAATTTGCTTTAATTGATAGAACATATTATAATTCAGATCATGAGCGTCTTGTTTGGAGGGTAAGAGGTATCCAAATTGGAAGGGGAGGACCTTTGGGATTGGGAACATCGGGTCATCCTTTATTTAACAAATTAGGTGACACTGAAAATCCTGCAGTTTATCCTCCTAAAGCTGGTAATGATAATAGGCAGAATGTGTCTGTTGATCCAAAACAGGTTCAGTTATTTATTATAGGGTGTGAACCAGCGACTGGAGAGCATTGGGATGTTGCTAAACCTTGTGAAGGCGAGGACCAGCAAAATGGTGATTGTCCTCCAATTCAGCTGTTAAATTCAGTAATACAGGATGGGGATATGTGTGATATTGGCTTTGGGGCTGCAAACTTCAAAACGTTGCAGCAAGACATGTCCAGTGTTCCATTGGATATTGTTAATCAAACTTGCAAATGGCCAGATATTATTAAAATGGAGCAGGATATCTATGGAGACAAATTATTTTTTTGCACGAAACGGGAACAGGCTTATGCGCGACACTATTTTGCACGTTCAGGTACAATGGGAGATAGTATACCAATGGAGAAAGGCTTCTATATTTCCCCAACTACATCAGACCAACCACCTCAGAGTAATTTAGGGTCACATATATACTTTCCTACTAGTAGTGGTTCTCTAGTGTCCAGTGAAGTTCAATTGTTTAATAAACCTTATTGGTTGCAGAAGGCTCAGGGTCCTAATAACGGCATATGCTGGAATAATCAACTATTTGTTACATTGGTTGATAACACCAGAAACACTAATTTAACAATTTCAGTGTATGACAAGGCGGCTAAGGTCCCTGATAGTTATATGTACAAAGCAGAAGATTTTAAGCAGTATCTAAGGCATACTGAGGAATATGATTTTGAATTAATATTTCAGTTATGTAAAGTACCACTACAACCAGATATTTTGGCACATTTGAATGTAATGAATTCCAGAATTTTAGATGAATGGCAGTTGTCCTTTGTACCACCACCACCTCAGAGCATAGAAGACACTTACAGATTTATTAAATCATTGGCAACACGCTGCCCTCCATCAGATGACGAAATTATAAATAAGGATCCATATAAGGATTATTCTTTTTGGTCAGTGGATCTTACAGAAAAGTTTTCAACAGAGTTGTCTCAGTTTTCTTTAGGTAGAAAATTTTTGTTTCAAATTGGAGGCTCTTCAAGGGGTCCTTCCTTACAGCGCCTTCGCTCTTCATCTGGGACAGCAACATCTAAACGCTCCAAACGTAAACGCACTAAGTAAATTATGAGCTGTTTACATCTTGTACTGTGAACTAGTATACTGTGAATTTTCCTTTACTTGATTAATGTACTGTGAATGTTCAACTGTGAATAAATATTGATTGCTTTAATTCTACTGACTCATGGGGTCGTTATGTATCGCCTCCACCCTCATACATGTTGTCAGCTACAGTACTAAACATTGCAAGCTTGGACACCAGACAGGAAAGAGATCGTTATCTGTTTGGCCGTACTTCAACCTTTTTTGGTACATTGTTGGCGCCTAGGGCTACTTTCCGACCGATAACGGTACAAGCTGCAACTTTGTAAAGGTAAGTGCAAGTTCAGACGAATATAGACTGACTCAAATCTGGCAGCGACCGAATGCGTTCCTTCATTGTCACTCATGTACCGGGAGTGGTACAAAACACTTTCCAATAGTAATAGCTGCCAACTACCATTGCTCTGCACAAGTTTGCATACCAGCTTTGGTACATATATAAGAACCGAGGACGTTATATTTCACATCTG